TCGATTTCGGCCTGGTAGTCGTAGCTCATGCGCGCACCCACTTGCCGTTCTGGATAAAGCCGTGATCGCCGCAGTGGCACACGAACGAAGGGCTGAAGGTGGGGCTCTCTTTGGTGCCGGTCATGAACCAGCGACCGGCCTGGAAGGCGCCTCCGCAATAGCCGCTCTCGGTTTTCGTGCTCGTGTGGGTGAGCAGCCCGCCGCCGTCGTCCAACCAGTCGAGCCAGTGGCCGTCGCCGAGGTCCAGGTCGTGCTCTTTGACGCCGCCGCTCACCCGCGCACGATCCTTCCGCTGCCGATCGAGCCGCCCGATGCCAGGAGTAGAGGGAGGATGATCGCTTCAGCCATCGCGTACACGGTCTGGAACGTTCCAGGCGTGGCATACACGACTTCGATCGGACCGACTTTGCGGCTTTTCACGGTGCCGGTGCCGGCGGCAATGTCCTTCAGCAAGCGCCCGATCGTGTTCGTCCCGTTGCCCAGCAGGATCGCCCGGAGCATGAGCTCGCACTGGCAGTCTTTGACCTGGGAAGGGATGACGTTCTGGGGAACGATGTCGGCCAGGCCTTCCGCGTAGGCCGTGGGCCACATGCCGTAGTTGCTCTGCTCCACCCATGGGTAGGATTGGCCTCGGGGAAGAAAGGCGCCGAAGCGCGGCCAGTCCAGCTTTTGAGTTGGGGTGACCCGGGAACCCTGCCAACGGGCGTGGAACGAGACGCACATGAAGTCAGTAGCGACGATCGCTGCCGCTTCCTTGAGCGCCTGAACCGCGCCCGTTGTGCCAGCGGGCCAGCCGGCCGAGAGCCGGGCGGTGTGATAGGTATCGGCGTAAGCCGTCTCGATGAAGGAGTTCGAATTAGGCTTCCCGCTTCCATCTTCAACGATTAGGCTCATTTCCCTGCCTTTGCGTTAGGTCTTGTTGGCTTCTTGCGCCTGGGCTGCCTTGGCTTTGGCCTCTGCTTTGGCCTTGGCCTCTTTCTCTGCTGCGGCCTTCAGTTTGGCCTCGGCTTCAGCTCTGGCCTCGGCATCAGCTTTCGCCTTGGAGGCGACTGCGGCTTTCCGCTTGGCCTCGATGCGTTCGGCTTCCGCTTCCACTTGGTCGTCGTACTCCTGCTCGGCTGCGGTCCGGACGACTTCGCCGTTCTCGTCCAGCTTGGCGTGGATCGTGTAGTCGTAGTCATTCGCGTTGATAATCATGAACGCGTCGTTCGGAAATAGCTTGTGGCGGACCTTGATGGTGGGAACTGCTGGCATGCTTGGCTCCAGGTGTGGATGTGGAAAGGGGCCGGCCAGTTGAGCCGACCCCGTTTCCTTTGCGCTCCAGGGAACAACTTACCCCATCAGGACGACTGCCAGGTTCGCATCCAGTTGCGCGACCCCGTACAGCGTGTCCAGACAGATGTTGAACTTCGAGTTCGTACCGTCTGCCCAGGTGCGGGCGCGCAGTGCGAGCCGGGTGATCGGATCGGTCGCGGTGAAAACTCGCACGCCCTGGCCGTCCATGAAGGAGGGCAGAGGGCACATCGCGAGGGCCGCGAAGTTCCGGTGGAAAGCCAGGTTGCAGACCCGGTTGTTTAGGGTGACCGTCACCACCGCATTGTCGAGCGTGTCCTGCGACAGCGGAGGGAAGATGCTGACGGTGGCGAAGGCGTTACCCGACGCGGTGGCGGTGGCGGTCACAGCGTATTTCTGTGAGTCGCCGGCAATCGAGAGGATGTCGCCAGCCACCAGAGTACCGGTGACGGAGACAGCATCCACGGCGATGACCGTCGCGCCCTTTGCGGTGTTGCCGACGATCGCGAGCGTGGTCACGGAGCAGGTGCCAGCCGTGTGCTGCTTCACGTTCTGGTTCCAGAACACCTCGAACCCGAACTTCTGGCCCATGGTGGCGTTCTGCTGGGTTTCGACGCCCTGCGGACCGGCACCCTGCCATTGCGAAAACGCCTGCAGCGCGAACGCGTTGGCCTGGGCCGACGGATCGAGCATGAAGTGCAGGTCGCGCATCGGCGCCTTGTTGATGGCTAGCTGCTTCCAGGCGTCGGTGAAGCCGTTGACGGTGGTGGCGAAGGGCGTCACGCCGGAGGTGCCCACTACCCACGGAACGGTGAATGCCAGGGTGGCGAGGGTCTGGTCGATGATGTCCGCCAGCGCGTAGGCTGCCGGATCGATGTGCTCCGCGATGATCCGCTGCCCGGTGTAGGCCAACTCCTGATCGGTCAGGTTGAAGCGGACTTCCTTCCACTGGTCGAGCTGGATCGAGAGCGAGTCCGGCTTGATCTCGGTGGCAGTGTCAGGAGCGTTCTTGGCGGTGAAGGTGCCGGGCCGGCGCAGCTTGATGGTGTCGCCCAAGTCGCCCGGGTTGCGATCGTATCCGCGGTACACGCGGCCAGCCAGTCCCAGGGCCTTGTACAGGATGATCAGGGCCTCGGCGGCGTAAAACGTGGGGTTGTAGTTCCCCAGGTCGTTGATGCAGTGGAGTGTGACGCGAACGCGATTCTTCATTGTCCCAAACCCTCGATGTGGGCCGTAGCCCGGATTGTGCTTCTACGTCGAGGGTTTGGGCTCTGCCGTCACCCTTGGCGGCCTCTGGCCACCGGTCCTTCTACGTCTACGCCTGATCCGAGATCTGAACGGTTTGGCCTACTTTCGCGGCCTCCTCGCTCATCGCCTTGTACGCCGGGAAGTTTTCGCTGACCTGCTGACTGGTCATGACGAACTTCCCACCTCCACTGCCGGCGTTGCCGTTCCCGCCGCCATTCCTCGTGTCCGCCCCGCTGCCTCTGGCAGCCGAAGCGTTAAACGCTGCGGCCCAACGCTTGTCGGCTTTCATCTCGTCGATGAACTGCTCGACGGTCATATCCGCGTTGGTCTTTGGATCGCCGATGCGCGGTTGGCCGTCTGGGCCGACTACCTTCACGCTCACGACGCCAGTCTTTTCGTCCTCCACGACCTTGATCCCGGCCCGGGCGTGCGGCAGCAGGAACAGAGGGTTGCCGTCCTTGGCCGCGATCGCTGCGGTCAAAGCTGCGCGGGTCATCTCCTCGTCGCGCTGGGCCAGCAACTTCGCGGCCCGGTCCTCGTGGTTCTTGGCCTTCTGTCGCTCTTTTTCGAGCGCCTTCTCGAAGTTCGTATTCAGCTCGGCAGAGATCGTCGCTCGCTGTTGTTCGAGCTGCTGCTTGAGCTTTTCTTCCTGCTCCTGCGCTGTCGCCAGTTTGGCGATGGCCGTCTTGGCCGCTTCCGGATCCAGGCCCTCGAAGGTCTTGAGCTTGTCCCGCAACTCGCGGGCTTTGTCGACTTCCGACTTCAGCTCTTTGTTCTTCGCGGTCAGCGCCTCGGCGTCGAGCTGAAACTTGCCGTCCTGCGTTTTCTCAGCCTTGGACTGGAGCTCGGTCGGAATCTCCTCCAGGGTGTCGAAAATAATCTTGGCTACGCACCAGAGGCTCAGCCGCCTGGTGGGTTTGAAACTGAACCATGGACTCATCATCGCTCCTGCGCCGGCTCTGCCAGCGAGTGGGCCGGCTCTGCCGGATCCCCTGAAGTGTCCGAAAATCGGACTCCTTCAGCTCGCTCAAGGTAATAGCACCTCTGGAGATAGGGAAGCAATGGCCTTCGCGTGGGGCTAGTGACTGGCTTGGTACGGAGAGCCCTACGATCCAGCCTTGGCGGCCTTCACTTTCGGTGCGCGCATGACCAGTTCTTCGCCTACGGGCTCGAGGTACAACGTCACGGCCGAGCCGCAGCTTTCGCACCAGCAGTAGATCGCGAGCAGAGGACAGGGACCGTCGTACAGCTCTTGCACTTCGGCGTTGAGGTCGTCGAGGCTCTGGGTGTTGCTGAGAGATAGGCGATGCCCGAGGTGGGCGTGGGGAGCAGAAATCACTTCACGTCGGCTCAATGTTTTCTCCGGTGAGGGAAGGTTTCAAAACGAGGACTGCCGGCCAGCTTGCAGTCCCCGATTTGGCTCTGGCTTGTCTCCGCAACCGCCTTTCCTCACCGAATTTTGTGAAGCACTCTGGGCCGGTGTAGGCCTGTCGAACGACAACACGTCTACGTCAGTCCTGGCCGAACTTAGCCGATCACGCCGAGGATGTGTCGTCCGTTCGTGTAGGACAGCTTCTCTCCGTCGGCGGTCACGATGTCGTTGAACCCGAACTTCTCGAAGATCACGCGGTCGCCCGGTTTCACCGGCACCGGCTTGCGGATCCCGCGTTTCGAGTAGAGGCCGGGTCCCACTGCGACGACTATGGCCTCACGAGTGAACTTCTCCTCCTGGGGCCGCTCCTGATATTCGTCCGGAATGGTGATCCTGCCAATGGCTCTTTCGTGGGGGATGAGTTTGATTAGGACGCTGTCGTCCAGCAATCTGATGTCTGCGGCTGTCACGGTTCGTCTCCTTGTGGGGTGATGAGGGCATGGCCTCGGCCGTCGATGCTGATCTTCGCGACGCCCTGGAGCCAGGCCTTCGGGTGCGGCCATTCCGCTGCGAGATCCTCGCAGTTTGTGACCGGATGTGCGGTGATGGTGAAGCCCGTAATGCTGATCTCCCAGGCGTGATCTCCGCCGTCGATGGCCCACACGTAAGGCGCGTCGGCGGCGCGGTTGAAGTATAGCCTGAAGTGACCGGAGTAGTTCAGCATTCAGTGCGTCCACCAGTACCACCACTCGTAATAGTGCTGAGTGACGATGTGCACGACGCTGCTCGTGAGCATTCCCAGGTAGAACAGGTTGCTGCGGCTCAAGAGCGGCGGCTTGCTCATTTCTTCGGCGGCTCCTTCTTCTCCGGCGGTTTGCCCGGTTTGATGACCTTGAACGTTGCGCCCTCGTTCCATCCGAACTTCTCGCCCTTCTTTTCCGCCATAACGCCTCCTACGAAATCACGCTTGCGTGGACAATCATACGCGCGGTTATCGGGTCGCCGGGACCAGGCTCGGTGACTGCATCAATCCTCAGTTTGGTGCCGCGTTGCAGTAGCAGCTCCGTCTCGTGGCGGTCCCACCCCGTCGCGGTCTGGATGTATGCACCTGGGGTGCCTTCCGGAACTGAGATCCTGAACACGATGGGATCACTCATCACCCGCTTTTCGACTAGCGCGGTTGACATGAACCCGTCGTCCTGAATGATTGCGCCCACACCGCCGACCTTTTCGAGGATCCAGTCCGCCGCGTTCTTACGGCGAATCCTGTCCATCAGCTCGAATGGTCCGACCTTCGGATCGAGTGGCTGAGAGGTGATGAAGGCCCTTTCCTCGGCGGTGGGCTGCCTGGTGAAGATGCTCTCCCATTGCGCCTTCCCATTCTTGTCGAAGGCCTTGGCATCGGCGCTGCGGAAGGCCATGACGTTCTCTGGCACTTTCGCCTTTTCGAGCGCCGCTGTAATCGCCTCTACGTGGTCCAGAGTGTCCTCGTCCGCAATCTGGCCAACGTCGCCCGCGAACTCGCGCAGCGCCTTGTTGATATGGCGATAGCCGGCACCCTGGTACTCGTGGAGCCCAGCGGTTTCGTCCGCGGTGAGCGAGTCCGCCCAAGTTTTGAAGTTCGCGTCGCCCCATGCGTTCACGGCGCGGGCCGCTTCGACATCGCGCTGGTGCGCCTTCATCTGGTCCTTGGTGCCCTCGGGCAGCGGCTCCGGCGAGAAATCCTTGAACACCTTCGCCTTGGGCACATCCTCGATGCCAGCCGCGTCCTTGAGCTCCTGCACGGTGTAGGGCCGACCGTCCTCGTTCACCAGGTCGGTAAAGCTGAGCTTGCCCTGGTTCCAGAGATTGAACTTTGTGGGCCCGAGCACGTCCTTCTGCACCGCCTCGGACTTACCCTTGAGCCAGTCCTCGTACTTCAAGTCGTCCGCGACCTGGCCATCCATGGAGGCCTGGGCGTGGCGGATCGAGCTCTTAACCTCCGACTCGCTCAAGCCCTGGTCCTCCAGGCGCTTCTGGAAGTAGGCGTCGGCCTCGCTGGAGCGTCCGCCGGTCTTGAGCTTGCCGAGGTCCTGGAAGGCCTTGACGACCGGGATGGTGGTGGACCGGCAGCGCCAGTGACGCGGAGGCCCGCCGTTCCAAGGCAGGTCGTGTCCCACCGGCTTGAAGTCGGGCAGCGACCAGACCAGGCCGCTATAGGCCTGGCAGATGGGCGTGGTGCGCGTGTCGAGCACGCTGCGCTGCTGGACTGCGCTGATTACGTCGTCGTTGGCCAGGTAAGTAGCCAGGCGGGCCTCGGTGCTGACTGACGCCAGGCTGGTTGAGACGATTGCCTCGATGTTCGGGCGCGTAAGCTCGAAGGCGCCGGCAATGCGCGAGACAATCTCGGGCGTTGTTTGTCCGGAGATCATGCCGAGCCGGATCTGGTCGCTGAGCCGGTTGACCATGGTCTGCGCCTGCCGGTCCCACCACTCGGCCTGGGGAGAGCCTTGCACCATGGCGTCGCCGATCACCGAGCGCATCTGGGCTGGCGATAGCGCGGTCGAGGCCAGCTCGATTCCGATGGGCTTGTTGATCGCGTTCAGGGTGAACTTGGATTCAATGTCCACCAGGTCCAGCCAGGATGAGTGCAGGTCCTTCCGGATATTCCGCACGCCGGTGAACATGGTCCCACGGATGTTGGTCAGGAGCGCCTGCAGCCGGCCTTCCTGGTAGCTGGTGAGCTGGCGTTGGGCCAGATCGGAGAGCACTTCTTTTTCGAGCTGCTTGAGGAGCTTGACGGCGCGGGCGCGCTCGGCCGCCGAGAACCTTTCCAGGTTGACGGCGTGGCCAGTGAAGCTGTTCGCGATCTCGTCGTTAAGAGCCAGCGGAAATACCCTTCACCTTCTGACTGGCGAAGCTCATCTCGAACACAAACCGGGTCACGGCCTGCTCGATGCCAGTGCGGAGGGCGTGGGCGAAGTCGACGCTGGCGCGGGCCGCCTGCTCGTCGTCGAAGCCGATGCTTAGCAGCCAGCGCATGCTTTCGGCTCGATGCTGAGCCTCCAGCCGATCCAGGGCAGTTGATTGCATGGTACACCCCCGTTTCTAAGTCCCCCGGCGAGCCTTGAACGTGGCCATCTGCATGATCCAGTTGGCGGTAGTCGTTATGGGCGCGGAAGCACTGTAGCTGCCAACGCCGGAGACAACCTTGTCCTGCGCGATGTCGCCGTCCGCTGAGGTGACGACCCGGTTCGTGAATCCCGTCCCGGCGGCGCTGTAGCGGTGGTCGGTCATGCCCGCGCCGAAGATGAGCTGGTTGCTGACCGTCGTGGTCGCCGCCCCACTGCTCGCGCTGGCGCCCGTACCCGAGGCTCCCGCTGTCACGTCAAGCGGATCCGCCTGGTCCAGCCCGCTGTACTCCAGGGCCCGAATGTCCACAAACGCTGCCGCCTGGTTGAACGCCACGGTGATCGTGTTGCTGCCGGCGGCGATGTTCTTGGCGTAGTAAATCGCCTGCCGCAGATCGGTGCCCGTCCGCAGGGTTCCTGCCAGCACATAGGTATTGCCCTGGCTGTCGGTGACCGAGGTAATTGTCGAGGTCGCGTCATTCCAGCCCACGGCGACGACGTTCAAGTTCCCTGCCGTCTGCGGCGAGTTGAAGGCGACTGGCACCGACGCGCTGGCAATTTGGGGCGTGGCTACCTTCAACTGCACGAACGCGATTATGTCCTTGAGGCTCATCTTCGGAGACACTTCGAGCTGGTCCAGGTCGAAGTCGGACTCGTTGACGATCACGAAGTCGTCGTCGGGGAA